GGTTTCCGCAGGTCATTGAGTGCTTTCATTGCTTCAGAACGGGCGGCAGAAGTCGGATTCTTCCAGTAGCCCTTCAGGTCAAACTGTTGAATGACCTGGGGGTTGTAACCAGAAGAAGTCGGCACTGCTGCCTGTTTCATCCACGCATGATACTGTGCTGCTGTCTCATGGTTCGTGATACCTTGCTCCAGCATGATTTTTTCCACATCGCCTACTTCATCTTCAGAAGCAATCAGGCCTTTTTTCATCAAAGACTGACGGCGCTTTTGCAATTCTTCCATCGCATCCCGCTCACGCAACTTGGCTTCCAAAGCCTGAACACGCTCATCGGCCTTGGATACGACCTTGTGCGTGTAGTCTTCAATGTCAAGTTCGGGAATGGGGAGGTCTGGCTTGACCTTTTTGGTCATCCGCAGAAACTCTTTGCGAGTGGCGGGATTCTCAGCGAGTTGTTGGGCCAAAGCCGCTAACTCATCCCGAGCATCTGATGTGATGTTTTCAAGTGACATGATTTACCCTCTTTATACGATTAGATGACTTTTTTGCCGTCAGCAGGTTTCTGCACAGCCATGCCAGTCTTACCGACTTTGCCTGGGGTGGACAAGCCACCAAGTTGCGAGAAACGGGGGGTGTTGGTAATGACACCGTTTTGCTGATTGTTGTCAGTAGGACGGCGGGGTGCGGCTGCGCCACGGGGCTTGAACAAGTCCATGTTGTTTCCTTACATTGGGGGTGGAGTTGGTGCGCCGCCAGGAGGAGGCATACCGGGAATCGGCGCTGCTTGCATTGCCTTACCTTCAGGCGTTGCGCCACCTGCCTGGGGTAATGTTTGCAGCATCTGCAAAATTTCAGATTGCTGGAGTTCGTTGGTTTTGTTTTTCCGTGGCCCCATCAAACCAGTGAGGGTACGAATAGCCGCCAGAGTCTTCTGGCCTTCTTCAGATTCGGAACCAAGCGCCGGGAGAGACTGCTCCAGCAAGTCCATTGCCATGCCAATGTTAATCATTGCCGCCTCTTTTGAACCCATCTTTGGTTCAGGCGTTGACATGGGGGAAGCCATCGGGGGAGTTTCAGCGTCAGAGATTGCGCCGACAGGCATAGCATCAGGTTCGGGGACAGGAGCAGGTGCAGCGGCAGAACGACTGCCTCGCATCAATTCCATCAACTTATCTGTTGGTACTGCCATAAAAACTCCTTGTGCGCCGTTTGTAACCACTTACAAACTGCTTGTCAATAGGTGGGGGACATTTTATGTCAGTCCCCCAAGACAAATCCTTACGGATTACTTGCGGCCTTTACGACCTTTACGACCTTTACGCATGATGCGCTCCTTGGTACAAGCGGCCACTTACTTAAAGGGGAAGCAGCCATACCCTTTTCCCTTTCGGGGAATCAACGCCGAGTCTTGCGACCACGCTTTGCTTTGTACATGATAGCTCCTGTTAGCTGCGCCGAGAGTAGTCCCGTTGACTACGCCCGGTGTAGTTTTTAACCCCAGTTTGTCGGTATGTCAAGCTGGGGGACGATTCCCCTCTTTTCAGTTGCTCTGTGCTTGCCCGAGGCTGGTCTGCTTTGGGAGGCACGATTGCTTGTGTAGCCATTATCCTACCTGCTTTAAGTCTGGTTTACCCTCTGCCTTGGGAGGCGGTGCAGTCGGTTGTGCCTGCTGCTTGGCCTCCATCTTCTTCAATCTGTCTTTGAGCAATTGTTTCATCGGCGGCTCCAGCAAGTCAAGCAAGGATTCCTTGTCAATGACCTGAGCCTTGAACAGATTGAAAGCAAGCTGGCGCATGTCTTCCATGAAGATGGGCGAGTTGGAGTGAGCATCCACCTTCACCACATAGTCCTTGGTGAACTGTTCGGCAATGAACTTGTGGTTGTCCATGTCTGTGAAGTGCGTTGCATCGTATGCTTGCATACACTTCAAGAACAAAGTTGCCAACTTTTCCAGACTGTCTTCAATGATAAGGGCACGTTTCTTGGCACGGCTGGAACCCAGGCGAGCAAGCTGAGAAGCATGACCAGACGAGCGCACACCCGCCTCACCCCGGCCTTGCAACACAGACACAATGCCAGATGCCTCTTCAAACATCAAGTCAATCTCACCAATCTCTTTGAACAAATCAGGTGGAATAGTAGGCGCTAACTTCTCTACCTTTGCATTAGGCATGTCGGTTGCCAGCAGGCCACCAGCACGGTTGAGAGCAAAGTTCTTCTCATCCAAAATGCCCGTGAAGCCAATCAACGCAGTGGGAGGACTGACTTGTTTGGAGAGCAAGTCCAAGATTTCAGCCATGCGTTTGTTGCGGAGCTGCTGGAGGAATACCAGACGTTGAACCTCAGAGCCACCCCAGTAGTAGTCGTACAGGGGGTTGGGGCAAATCTGCACGAATGGCAGCTCGCCTTTCAAGAACACCTGCTCACCAGGACGGTCATAAATGATTACGTCCGGGTCTGCTTTGGTGATTACTTGGTAGTCCTTGGTTTCATCGTTCCACACCCACAGCTCAGTCATCTCTACCGTATCTTCAGCGACTGTGGCCTTGTAACGGTTCTGTCCGGCAAGGTCTAAGTTGACGTTACCGTACATGGTCGGGTTTGACTGGCTCAGGATGATGCGCTCAATGCCGTTGGCAACTTCTGTGCGTTCATGCTGGGTAGAAGTGATGCGTTTGACAATCTCTTCCCGGCGGGGATGGCTGTACAGACGGTCGTACAGCTCAGACTTGGTGATGTAGTAGGTCTGGGTGATGGCCTCTTGCCTGTCAGAGTAGGGGGTGTCTTCCCGCAACACGCCTATACAAGCGGGTTCCACCATGTACGGGTGGATGCCGTTGTTGATGATGAGCTTGATAAACGTGGAGTTGTAGACCAGTGACCACGTTGTAGCAGCGGAAAACACTTGGTCAGCGTTGCTATTTAGCCACTCATCGTTGAGAGCACGGGTCAAGGCCGGGACTTTTACCTGCTCTCTGGGGTCTACAGCGGCTCCAACGTCAATGGAGAAGCGGGTAGTTTCCGCTGAGTAGAGGAAACTGGTGAGCTGGTCAATGTGAGGGAAGATTTTGTTGTACAGAGCCGGGGAGTCATCCGGCCCGTTACCAAACAAATACCAACTCCGCAGGGAGCCATAGTCTACTTTGCGCTCTTGCTGGCTGACCTGACACTTGGCAATGAGGTCAAGGTAGAACAATTCTCTGTCTACAGCGTTGGTGGGTATCCTCATGTTGTCTTCACCTGTAAGTTATCTGGGTCACGCATCGTGCCAACACCCGCTTTGGGGCCGGACAATGTGCCTGTGGGGGAGGCATCCCTGGGCATTATGCTCACAGCCTCGTCCTTCACTGGCTTGAATTGTCCACCAAGAACGGATTTCATGCTAATACTACCACCGCCGCCCCAAATTGCGGCATCTCCAGGCCGTGCTTCCTTTTTCTGGGCATTCATGGCATCTGTAGCTTGGTCAAACTCTTTGTCTGACAGCTTGTTGTTGCGTTTGAGGTATCCAGTCTGGTGTTCGCCTTCTTTGGTGGACTTTATGTCCGTCATACCGTAGTCAATCGCCAATTGTTTGAGTGTGCCGTCCGTGTGCTTGGTCTTGGCTGACTTTGTGCCTACAGGTTTGAGAAAAACAACGGACAGCTCACCGTTGCAGTGTTTCATGGGGCATTTAGGCTCCCATGCTTCAAAAATGCCGTGATTTTCGCAGTGATAGTCTTTTAGAACGCTCATAGTTACCCTCTTAGTGCTTCGTCAAGTGTGATTTCAGAATAGTCATGGCGGTTAACCATGCCGACTTTTAGTTTTATGCCCCCTGATGTGACCTGTAAACCCATGCTTGCCATCAATGGTGGCTTGCTCTCCTTCCTGTATTCCACGTATCTTGTCCTGTCTTTGTTCTGCATAACCCGCACATTGCCGCTTTTCCACTGCTGGTAGGCCTTGCTGACCCTGATTTGGATGACCTCAGTGAGCGGTTCCTTGTCTCTGATGAACACATCCATGAAGTGAGCCAGGGACATGCCTGCCAATTCGCAGAACAAGTTGATAGAGATGCCCCTATCCTTGTCTGCGTGAAAGCGTTTTATCTGGCGTTTGAGTTCAAACTTGGACAGCGGCTTCATATCTGTACTCCACGGTGTAGCCTGTGGACTGCAAATAGTCCAAAAACTCCACTTCTCCGTATGCTTTTGTGGGGTCAGCGGGAACAATGATGTGGTCATCATCCATGAGTTTCCTGCTTTGGGCATGGCAACCCAGCAACGCACCAAAGTCAAACTCTTCTGTGTGGAATCCGTTACCCATGTATTCCATTGAGAAGTGTTTGGCAATGTGGTCAGGTGCATACCTGTATCCCAGATACTGCAACTGGGGCTTGAGTAGAGCAGATAGCTGGGCATCTTCATTCCAGCCGTGTATGTCGTTGGCTTGCAGGTGGGTCAGGCCATGCTTGTTGCAAGCTGACAAGAAACGTTTAGAGCGCAGGGAGAACCCACCGTTTTGCACCACCCGCACACCGGGAGTGCCCACCCAAGTGAATCCCAGGTACAGGTGAAAGCCTTCACCTTGGGGCAGGAAACCGCAGTGAGATGGTGCGCCTATGTAGTCGTACTCATAGTATTCCGGCATGAAGTTGTCGCCGTCTAGCACCCAACCGTCATCTTGGACAACAAGGCAATACTCTGTGTTTATAAATGCGTAGAGCTGGTGCATCATAAAGACAGAATACTGGAGGTAGTTGATAAACCCTATCTGCCTCCACTCAATGTTGCTGGGCAGGTTGTCAGGTTTGGCAATGGACAGTAGCAAGCCTTTGGAGCCGGGAAGCTCTTTCATGCTGCGCTTGATGCTGGGCAAGGCGCTGGCCCCGTTGTTGTGTCCGTAGACAGACACGATAGTCAGTTCATCATGCACCATACATTCCTATCCGTTTCAAGTAATCACTGACGTTTCTGCCCACAGAGATTTGTTCGGGTGTATACGATTCCTGTGCTTCACTGACTGCACGGGTAATCTTCTGCGCTATGAGCCTGGGTTGAATCTGCTCTGCAAAAGCTACGGCAGCTAGGGCAGTGGCAATCACACGGTCATCCTTGCCC